TTCTCCGAACCCGGCTTGAGCGATATGGTTAGGTTTGTCACTTTGCCTTTCGCCATGTCTACCTACCTGCCTCGACCTTGAGCGCCTTCGCGAGCGCCTGGAGCGCGATGGCGCCGTCGCTGCCCTCTACGAGCGACACGCCGTTTATCGAATAGTGGTTGTGCACGACGGAGGTGGACCCAGCCGCACCTGGCATCTCGGCGGCCACCGCACGTGCGAACGGGCGGACGTATCGGCGGTTGGACAGCGGCACGATGGCCCTCTGCCGCCCCATCTTGAGGTAGGCTTCCGTGCCCGCCTCGCCGATGATGCCGTCAGGCGTCATAATCGCGCGCGTCGCGACGCTGAAGCCGCCTGCCGCGTGCATCGGGACGGAGATGCCGCCAGCGGCGTTCATCGGGATTGAGATTCCGCCGGACGCCTTTTCTACTTTTTGCGTGCCTAAATCGAGAGTTTGCTTTTCTAGTATCTGCTTTGTCCTGATGGTGACTGTTGACGATTGCCCGTCTAAGCTTGTGAGCTGTGCGCCTACTGAGGAAATGACGCTGCTCGCCTGGTCATCAACCTTGATGGTAGGAGACGGATTTTTGTCTGCAACTTCGTCAAGCATTCCCTTGAGCCCGTTGACCTTCTTCCCCTCGACAATTACTGAACCGTCGTCCTCGACGGTAAACGTCTTTCCGTCGATCGTCATGTTTTCAAGGTCGATAACATGGCCCTTAACCTCAACGGCATTGTCGGTAATTGCGACGTCTTTCGGCGAGATGTTCAGGTTGTCGATTGTGTTCACAGCCTGTGCCACGAGGTCAAGCCTACCGCCCGCCTCCCTGTAAAGGCGCGAAAACTGTTCGGAGCCGATGTTCGCGAGACGCTCTGCATCGATGCCAACGTCGTATAGCGCTTTGGAGAACTCGTTGAACGTGCCTTTCGCATATCCGGCGCCCTTAGCCATGGTGCGCCACGCAGACTCGCTTTCTCCGGCTGCCATCAGGGCGTCCTTATACTTCCTGGCACTGCGGGCCTCGTCTGCGAGGGCTACGGCGCTCTTTTCCGACTCGTTTGCAACAGCGGCGGTGGTTGTCGCCAGCTCGTAAGACGCATTTTCTGTCGCAACGATGGCGTCCAGCTCATCGCGATATCCTTCTATCCTTTTGTACGATGCATCAATTTGCATTTGCATGTCAGTTGGGTCTGCGTCGTACCTGTTTCCAAACTGGTCGAAGTACTCGCCGTTTTCTGACTGGTGTATCTTCGACCATTCTTGGTATTTCTTGACGAGGTCGTCGTAATAAGACTCTTCTTGAGCCAGGGCAACGTTTGTCGCAGCCTCCTGCTTCATGGCGTCTTGCGCGACTTCCATGTACGCGTTAGCCATTGTCCTCTGCTTGAACGCCTCGACATTGGCTTCAAGTGCGTCTGAGTTCTCGTTAATGCGACCTGTGTAATTGTCGACTATTCCCAAGCTCGATCCCGTAAGGTTGTTGTATTCCTTCAGGGCGGCTTTAAGCTCTTCCAATTTTGTCTTATCGCCGTCGAGCGCTCCAGCCAGGTTCAGAATCTTATCCGCGTAGAACTGGGCCATTATCGCATTGTCTTCAGCTCCGTCGAGCGTCTTTGTGTACTGGTCAGCAAGCTGCGCGTTGTTTTCGGTCACGGAATCAAACGTATCTTGTTGCTTCTTGGCAGTCTTTGCTCCGTCATTAAGGCTTTTCGCAAACTCGCCCTGCCCGAGCTTTGCGGCATCGGTGCTGTTCTTGAGGTTGTCGACGACTTTTCGAAGCTCTTCCGTCGACTTCCTGTAGTTGTCGTTCTTCTTCCACGCGTCGTAAATAGCCATGCCGACTTGTTCTATCGCAAATCCAGCAGCGGCCATGGCTCCCATCTGCCCGACGCCGTTCATGAGGTTCAAAAAACCAGCGCCAGCCCGAGTGCCGACGTTTTTTATCCTTTGTACTGCCTGTTCGCGCTCGGCAACCTTGAGTTTTTTCGCGGCTGATTGCTGCTGTTCCCTGATGGCCTTGCTCTCTTTGCCCGTTGCAATAATGTGCTTCTCTTGCGCAACGTTCATGCCAATCATGGATTTTCGAGCCTCGTCGAGTTTTTTCGTGGTTCCTTCGAGCTTGCTTCCCATGGCCTTGTAAGCCGAAGTGACGCCCATTGCGCTCGTAAGCGCGGACCCCTCGGTCCTGGCGAGCTTGTTCTCCGCCGTCATGTACGTGCGCAGGTTCGACCTGAACGACCCGAACATGTTGCCGAAGGCGCCGATGCCCGTGAGCGTCGGGCCGAGAAGTCCACCCAGGCCGACGGCCGACGTCAGCATCGTCTGCATCGCGGGGTCGAGGTCCGTGAACCACTTGACGAGGTCTTGCGCGATGCCGGTAAGCGTCTTGAGGTGCGGCGTCAGGGACTCTGCCGCTACCGCCCCGAGCGCCTGCATGTTGTTCAGCATGATCTGGAGCGTGCCGCTGAAGCCCTGGGACTTGTTCTCGGCCTCCCGCGCGGCGTCGCCCATCGTGCCGAACTCGTCCGAGATTCCGTAGTACGCGTTCTTAGACATCCTCAAGGACTCGTCGAGCACCTTGGTCGTCTGCGTCAGGCCGTTGAGCAGCGTCCTGTCGTAGACCGAGCCGATTCCGAGCTTGTTCTGGAGCACGTCCTCGACCGAGCCGCCCTCGTCCTTGATCTGCTTGAGGCCGTTGATGAACTTCTGGAAGGTCGCCGTCGGGTCCTGGTCCCATGCCTTCGAGAACTGCTCTGCGGTCATGCCGGAAATCTCGGCGTAGGCTTGCAGGCTGTCCTGCGCGGCCTCGAACTCGGCGATGTCCTCCTCGGTGACGTCCTCCAGGTTGTACATGCCCTCGGACACGCCCGCCGTTGCCGTCTCGATGCGGCCCAGCACCCTCATGAGCGCGCCGCCTGCCGCGTGGGATTTCTGGCCCGTCGCGGTCGCGGCGGTCGCGATGGCGAGAATCTCGTCCGGCATCATGCCGACGATGGACGCCATGCCCGCGAAGCGCGTCGTGATGTTCGCGATGTCGGATTCGAGCGCGGGCTCGGAGTTGCCGAGGCGCACGAGCGAGTCGGCGAAGTTGTCGTAGTCGTCCGCCGAGATGTGCATGATGTTGCTCATCTTGCCGAGCCACAGCGCGATGTCCTCGGTCTCGAAGGCTTCGTCGGTAGCAATCGACAAATCGCTGACGACTTTGCTGAACTGCTCCAAGTTGTCAACCGTGACACCGAGCTGGCCGCCGATGGCCTCGATGGACAGGATTTCGTCGGCGCTCGTGTAATGCGTGTTGCCGAAGTCGATGGCCTTCTCCTTGAGCTGGACGAAGTCCTCTTCGGTGCCCTGCACCGTCTTGCGCATGTCGCGGTACGCGGCGTCCACTTCCCTGGCCGACTCGACGGCGTACATGCCGCCCATCATGACCGCCGGGTAGAGCGTCGAGTAAATCTGCATGCCCATCGAGGTGAACGCGCTCGACGAGAAGAACTTGGTCTTCTGACCGGTTTTAAGGCTCTTGTTCATAGCGGCCGTCATAGCGGTATTTGAGGCTGCTTGGCCCGCCGCCTCGTTGTACCTGACGGCTCGGTTGTATACTTGAACTTGTTCTGCCGCGTTGTTGTAGCTACGCCCGAGCTCATCGACAAGTGCACGCGTTTCACGCAATTGCGCGTTTTTTGCCCTGTACTCGTCTCCAGCAGTGAGCATTTCCTCGGCGTTGTTTGAATTCATGATTTTGAGGCGCAGCTCGGTGAGTTCGTCTCCGTACACGTTTGCCTTAGCCTTGGCTTCCGCATATGCTTCACCGAGTCGGTCCACCTCGGCGCGCGCCTGCGCCATATGCGATTCGAGCCTCTCGGCGTCCTTCGCAGCTTCGAGCACGCCAGGACTTGCAGCAAGCTCGTCCATCTCGTTGTTGAGATGTTTGGTCTCGATTTCGACGGCCTTGATTTTCGCCCTGAGCGATTCAGCGTGCGAGATCGCCGTGCTCAGGCTCGACGGGTCGCTGCGCATCGCCTCTTTGAGCAACTTCGCCTGGACGGCAGTTCGCTCGATTTCGGCGCGGGCCTCCTTGAGGGTGCCGGTCATGCTGGTGCCCTGGAACGCCTTTGCTGCGGCGTTCATCTCGCGCATCGCGGCCTTAGCCTTTGCAGTTTGCTCGATTATCTTGTTCCCAAAAGACTGGTATGCTGCAACGTCGTTGAGCTTCTTGAGCTCCGCTTCGGTAAAGCTGAATTCGCTCCGCAGCGCCTTGACGGCGTGGCGCATTTGATCGGATTCTTCTGCCGTTACAGCGCCTAAGCGTTCCATGTAGGCAATGAACCCTTGCAGCTTTTCAGTTGATAGCTCGCTCCACCCCTTTTTGAACGGATTCGGGACGTTGCTAAGTTTTTTACAAGACGCCCATGCGTCAGTGGCTTTGTTGTGGAGCCTTGCAAGCTCTTCGGTGACGCGATTGTAACGCGTCAGCATAGTGGACGCTTGCGCTGACGCATCTTTAGTGCGCTCCGACAGCTCCTTCATCTTGACGCCGCCGATTTCGACATCGCCGAGCTTCTTGAACTCGCGCTCCATCATCGCCACTTCGGCACGCGTCGTTCCGGCTTTCTCAGCAAGGAGCTTCATCTGCGCCTGGGCGGCCTTCGCAGAGGACGGGTCGAACCGCAGGGCGCGCTTGACCATGCGCAGCTCACTCTCGACCTGCTTCGATGCGTTTGACATGGATTTGAGGGTGGACAGGACGCGCGTTCCGTCCGCCTTGAACTGGATGGTCAGCCCCCTGTATGCCTCGCCCATGCGAGCCGCCTCCTTAGAGAATTCGCTTGAGTTCCGCTATGGTTCCCCAGCGGTATTCGGGTTCCGGCTCCTTGGCCCCGTTGTTCAGGTTGTTGCAGTGGATGAACCACAGGAGCCTAGACAAGGGCATGAGCTTCAGGTCGGTCGTCGTGAAGCCCATGCCCAAAGCCCCCACGTACATTCGCGTGTAGGGCATCCTGTTCGATCTGCCGCTATTCGTCGCCTTCGCCGTCGGCGGCGGCTTGATGAAAAAAGGTCTCGTTTACGGCCTTGTTCACGACGCCGCGGAACTCCCACGAGTCGATCTCGGTGACCCCCTTCGCCCACTCGTTGAAGTGCGGCAGGGAGTCGTCGGCCGTCTTCGCCATCGCCCACGCGGCCTGCATGATCTTGAGCCATGGGATTTTCGCGAAGTCGACGATGACGTCGCTGTCGGGCTTGAGGTCGTCAGCCGTGATGCGCCCGCTCACGTCGGCGATGATGTCTGCTCCGTCGAACTCCTGCTCGTAGAGCACGCATGTCCAGACGGAGAAGGCGCATTCCAGCTTGGCGCCGTTTACGGTCAGCTCCATTAGGCGGCTGCCTTAGTCGGCAGGGTGACGGAGGTGTACCATGCTTCGTACGTGGCGACGGTACCGGCGTTGTAGCCGTACTGGCCCTGGGTGCCGGATGCCGCGACGTAGTCCACATGACCGCCGACGACCTTCTTCGTGCCGCTCTCCCAAGGGAGCTCGACCGGGGCGGCCTCGTAGTCGAGGGTGACGGTGTCAGGCGTGGTGTTGTCCTCGGTGGTGTTGTGCTCTTCCTGCGGGCGGGAGAACGTCACGTCGAGCATCTCGAACAACGTCGGCTTGTCGCCGTCGTTCTCGCACTCGAACAGCAGCGCGACCGAGTTGGTCTTCGCGCCCGCGTCCTCGAAGATGACGCCGTTGTCGTCCTCGACGTACCCGAAGACGTCCTTCAGGAACTCGTCGGACAGGCCCGCCATCTCGACGGAGCCGGAACGGCCGTTGTTCGTCGTCGAGACGAAGAAC